GGAGCCCAGCGAGACGACCCAGTTCGCCCGGGCGCGGCCGGTGTCGACCGGCGTCGCGAGGACGGCGACCTCGTCTGCTTTCAAGGCCGCCGCCCGGACGCGCTTCGAGGCGTTTCCGAAGACGATCCGAGAGAGCGCGAGGAAGCGCGCCGCGAACTCGGTCATTCCTCGGGAAGTCGCCATTCGGTGCTACCTCTTCTTGTTCTGCTCGTTGCAGTGGTCGACGAAGACCTTGTCCATCTTGCGGAGGACGAAGTGCAGCTCCTCGCGCAAGTCGTCGGGAAGTTCGTGTCGATCGGCCCAGGCCTCGATCGCGGACCAGGGGATGCGCCCGATAGAGCCGAAGCCGATCTGCCGTTCTGAGTTCAGATCCTCGAACGCGTGGTAGAAGAGTTCGAGGCCTGGCCGCAAGCGCGGCGCGTTTGCGATCTGCGGCGGAATGGGCCGCCGTTCCCGGCGGCACATTTGAACGATCTCGCGCTCGGCCTGTCCTAGTCCCAGATCATAGACTAGGACGGCTGCGAGTTTTTTGCGTCCTCCTCCTGGACCTTCGCCCTGAAGAGCGACATCTTCTGCGCCGCCTGCATGACGATCGAGAAGAGGTCGTCGAACTTCGAGAAGAGCGCGACCGCGTTCTCGACCGAGAACGGGATCGGGTTGCCGTCCTTGTCGTTGACCTCGCGCCAGTCGAGCACGACGGTCTCCGCGTAGCACTGGACGAGGACCTTCTTCGATTCCTCGTCGCTCATGATCTCCTCGATCTCGATGCCGCGGATGCGATAGGGGGCCGTGAGTTCGTTGAAGCGGGTCTTGAAGCGCTTGTTCGATCCGCCCGCGCGGGCGAGGGTGAACGTGCCCCAGGGCGTGTCGAACTCGATGCCGTTGCGCTCGCGCTGCTCGTCCATCTCGAACGCGTGGAAGGGTGAGATCTTGCTCATGTCGTTCTCCTAGTGTGAGGGGATGGAGGTGCCCGGCCTTGTCTCTTCCCCGCGCCCGACCGGGCGAAAGCGCGGCATCCCCCGGACCTCTAGCTGATTGCGCGCGCCGGGAGGTAGGCCCAGAAGCAGATCATCATGACGTAGTCGTGCGCCGAGCTGATCTTCGTCGCCCGCGAGCCCCGCATCGAGAGCGGGATCGTCGCGGGGTTGTCCTTTTCGAGCTGCACCTTGCCGTCGCCGAGCGTGATGAGCGGGACGTCGAAGGTCGTGCCCGTCTGCGTGTTCGACTGGAACGCGTGCGTCACGAAGGCCGCGTCGCTCACGTTGTTCACGGCGTTCTTCGCCGCGAAGTCGATGAAGTAGCCGGTCACGCTGCCCTCGACCACGAAGTTCCCGACGCTCACGTCGAACGCGCCGAAGACTCCCGCGGCCTCGTTCGGGCTCGCGTTGTTGTTGATCGAGAACGTCCACTCCTGCCCGTAGACGAAGAGCGCGGTCGGGTTCGCGTCGGCGGAGTCGTAGACGTAGAGCTTGAGCCGCTGGAAGTTCGAGGAGGTGTTGTAGATGTCCTCGGCCACGATCGAGGGACGGTTGCCCCCGGGCGACGCCGTCGGAGCGACGAGCGTGTCCTGCGTTCCGATGAAGCTGTAGTCGACGCCGAACTTGTCCGCGGTGCCGACCTGGAAGCTCACCTCGTTCGGGACGAGCCCGTGGTTCCGGGCGTACTGCACCAGCGTCGGGGCCGCCGTGTCGGGGACGCCGAGCCGCTGCTCCGCCGTGTAGGTGCGCCGCACGATGTTCGCGCTCGTGCGGTTCTTCAGGATGCGCGGGCACCAGAAGACCTGGATCGTCTCGGAGCCGCCCGGGTTCTCGGTGACCATCGTCGCGTCGGTCGCGTCGAGCGTGAGGTCGGTCGCCGAGATCGAGTAGACGCGGGCCTGCGTGTTGTTCGTCGCGTTGCCGGGGAACTGATTCCCGCCCGCGCCGATCGTGTCGCCGCCGATCGAGATCCACTCGCCGACCGTGAGGCCCATCGTCGTCCAGTCGATGCCGCCCGCGGAGCGCAGGATCGGGCGCGAGCCCGAGGCGTCGATCTCCAGGTCGTCGGCCACTCCCTCGACGCCGACGTTCCAGAGCCGCGCGCCGTTCTCGCCGCCCGCGTCGCCCGACGGTCCCATCTCGGTCGCAAGCGTGAGCCCGGTCACGGTGATCTCGTCGGCGACGCCGACGGCGGTCACGCGCGAGAGGCCATTGTTCGCGGAGTTCAGGAAGCCCTCGGAGAGGCAGAGGTTCCCGACCTGCCAGAGTGCGTTGAGCCCGGAGCCGACGTCGTCGAACGTGTTCGCGGTGACGGTCGCGGTGACGTCTTCGGTGTCGGCCTGGCCGTAGTTGCCGCTCTTCTCGATGAAGTCGGCGAAGCAGAAGCCCTGGAGGAGCCTCCACTGCTCGCGGCGCCGGTAGTCGGTCTGGAACGCGGCGGTCACGCTCTTCCGGACCGCGGTGCCCTTGTCCTCCATCCGGTCGGGGTTGATCGGCTCCGACGCGACGGTCTCCACTTCGGAGCCGGTGTCGCCGTAGCTGTTGGGCTGGAACGGGAGCCAGTCGGGCGTCGCGGGAAGGACGCCGATCGAGGTTTCCTCGGCGAGCCGGAGCCCGGTCGCGTTGGTGTCGATCTTGAGTACGTTGGTCGCCATTTATGTCACCTCTTGGTAGACGAACTCGGCTAGGACGTTGGTCTGATACCAGCCCCCGGACGCGCCGACCTCGACGATGCGGACGTGCCGGAACCAGATCCCCCCGGGCGTCGTTTTTCCCTGGAAGGCCTTCTGCGCGATACTACCAAGATTGTCGGCCAAACGCAAGCCCTTCCCAGGGGTCGTAAAGATCTGCACGGAAACCACGCCCTCGCGGTCGTAGACGCGGGTGCCGTTTGCGTCGCCCCCGGCGGAGGCCTGCGTGCCGCCGGTCTGGTCGGGGTTGTGCCGGAGCGAGACCCGAGCCCAGGTCGGAGCGTCGACGGGCTCGCCCGTCTCGGCGTCGGTCGGGACCGAGGCCTTCTTGCCCTCGTAGAGCACGGGCACGCCGTCCGAGAGGACGTCGGCGAGCCAGGCGGTCTGGAAGCGCTCGTAGATCTCCGCGCGGGCGTCGCCGCGGTTCGAGACGGGCATCCTATCCTCCTGCCTTCGAGGCGATGTAGAGCAGCGAGACCGAGCCCGGCTTCAGCGGGCGCACGCTCGCGAGTTCGACGTGCTTGCCGTCGTCCCGGATGAGGTCGAAGGTCGTGAGGTCCTCGGTCCCGGCGTCCTGCGCCGCGATGAGGATCGTGCCGATCCAGGTCCGGTCGGCGTCGGGCTCGCCCGGGAGCGACTGCACGAGGTCGTCGAGGAAGACCGCGTCGACGGTGATCGTCGTCTCGGCTTCCGAGGTCCCGTCGTCCTCCCACGGTTCGCCCGAGGGCGCGGCCGCGGAGCGCTTCACGATCAAGACCTCGCGCCCGCTCTCGCGGATGAGGCGCTCGGCGATCGCCGCGAGGCCCGTGTAGTTGATCGCCATATCATGCCCTCATGAGTTGGCCGGAGTGCCCGCCGATGATGAGTTCGCGGAGCTTCTGGTCGGCGGTCGGATACTTGCGGAAGGTGAGCACGGTGCCGCCGCCCGCGTAGCGCACCTCGGACTCGATCGGTCCGACCTTCTCGCGCTTCGACGAGAGCGGAGCGTTCTCGTCCTGGTAGCTCGGGTCGGGAGCCAGGTCGGCGGAGGCCGCCCGGATCGCGTACTCGGCGACGGCCTCCTTCAGTTCGGTCGGGATGCCGACGACGAGCGTGCCGTCGTCGCGCTGCGCGTTCAACCGCGGCCACTCCATCGCCTGCGTCGAGAGCGCTCGCGTGCCGCGCCAGCGGAAGCGCACGTCGACGTAGTCGCAGGCCTTCACGATGAGGCCCTGCTTCGCGGTAGTCCCGAGCGCCGTCCAGGCCGCCGGGGCGCCGCCGCGGTCGGTCCAGTAGTCGTTGACCTCGGCGACGGTGACGTAGGAGTTCGCGGTCGAGGAGCCGGTCCCCGGCTCGACGGTGAAAGCCACTAGAGGTTCTCCTTCCCGATGTCCTGCTTCACGGTCCAGGAGCCGACCTGCACGGTGCGACGCGCGCCGCCGCCGTCGGTCTGCTCGATGTCGTAGTAGTAGACGTCCGGGGTGAGGGCGGCCTCGCCGTCGGAGAGCGCCGCGAGCGTGATGAGCCCGGTGCCGTTCGTCGTGATCGCCTTCGTCCACTGCTGCGTCGCGGGCGTCGAGTTCCCGGCGGGCTCCTGCTCGGAGCAGACCGTGATCTTGTACGAGAAGCCCGCGTCGACGATTGCGTTGCCGTCGGCGTCGTTGAGCTGGAACTGGAGCGCGAACGTGTCGCCGCGTCGCCGTTCGAGGTTGCAGACGGCGGGCACGCCCGGGTCGGTGGTTGCCATGTCTTCCCCCTTTACGAGATGAGCGGCGTGATGACGGTCGTCGTGATTGCCCCGGTCACGACCGTCGACGTGATGACCGGCGTCGCGACGGTGATCATCCCGGCGTCGAAGATGACGACGGTCGTCGTGCCGCCCGTTCCGGGCCCGAGGCCGAGGCCGTAGGCTACGGTGTTCATGCGAGCTTGTCCCGCCGCGCGATCGCGGCCGTCCCGGAGTAGGCGACCGAGCCGCCGACGTTCGACCAGATGTTCGCGGTCAGCAGCGTCGAGGAGTCGTCGTCGTCGAAGATCGTGAGCACGCCCGTCCCGGGGTCGACGTGGATGCGGTTCGTCATGATCTTCCGGACCGTCGTCTGCTCGGTCGCCGCAGCGGCCAGGGCCGCCGCCGTCGCAAGCGTCGAGGAGGCGACGTCGAGGTTGTCCAGGTTCCCGGCGCGGGCAACGGTGTAGCCCTGGGCCGTGAGCGCGCTCTGGACGTCGGCCTGCGAGAGGTCGTTCAGGGCCGCGACCGAGGCGGCCGTCGCGAGGGTCGAGATCAGCCCGAGGGCCTCGCCGACCGAGCCCGCGCCGACGTGCCCGGAGAGCAGCGCGTCGAGCACCTCGGTCTCGATCTCGGCGGCCGTCGGGAGCGTCGAGATCGCCGCGTCGAGGTTGTCCAGGAGCGCAGCGCGGACCGTGGTGAGGCCCTGGGCCGTGAGCGCGGCCTGGACATCGGCCTGCGAGAGATCGTTCAGGGCGGCCAGCGCAGCGGCCGTCGCGAGCGTCGAGGAGGCGACGTCGAGGTTGTCGAGGTTCGGCGCCCGGCCGGAGGTGTAGCCCTGGGCCGTGAGCGCGCTCTGGACGTCCGCGACCGAGAGGTCGTTGAGCCCGGCGAGCGTCGAGATGATCGAGTCGAGATCGGCGTCGGTCGAGCCCGCGGCCGGGGCCCCGGCGGTCGGGGCGAGCTTCAGAGCGTCCCGGACCTGCTGCTGCGTGAGCCCGGCGCCGCCTGCGGCCGCAGCCGCGAGCGCCTC